TGGCAACGCGATCACCGACAAGATCGATGAAGCGATGGTGTTGCTCGTGCAGGCGCGGCAGCTCGCGCTCGACACCGAGCCCATCCCGCCCATTCCGCCGGACGGGCCGACGATTCCCGTGAGCGCAGGCACGCCGTTGCAACCGGTGATTGACAGCGCGCCCGAGGGGAGCATCCTGGCGCTTGCGGCGGGCCACTATGCCGGGCCGATTTACTTGCGGCAGGCGATCACGCTCCAGCCCGCCACGCCGATCCCGGCGGGCCGCGCGACGGCCGTGGGCTACGGCGTCGTGCTCGACGGCACCGCTGAGGAGGACACGATCACCGTGCTCGGCGACCACGTGACCCTGCGCGGGATTCTGGCGACAACCTGCGACGCGCGTCGCCAAGTCGTCGGGTTTCTCGGCACCCATCTGCTCCTGGACCGCTGCACGCTGCGCGGGGACCCCACCGTCGGTGCGCATCGCGGCCTCATGCTGAACGGCGTGGGCGCGCAGATTCTGCAGTGTCACATCGACAACGTGTTCGATGTGGGCCGCGACACGCAGGCGATCAGCGGATGGGACGGCACGCGCGACGTGGTGATTGACGACTGCTACCTCGCCGCAGGCGGCGAGACCGTCATGTTTGGCGGGGCGGACTCGACCAGCGAAGAGCGGATGCCGACCAACATCCGCATCACACACTCGACGCTGACGAAAGACCCGAGCTGGTTCGCCAAAGGCGTGCAGATCAAGAACGCGCTGGAGCTGAAGGCGTGCTCGCACTTTGAGATGTCCGATTGCGTGCTCGAATACGGCGGCATCTCCGAAGGGCAAGGCGGCTATGTGATCCTGTTGAGCGTCCGCAACCAGGACGGCACCGCGCCGTGGTCCACGGTGCAGCACGTGCGGATCGAACGCTGTCACGCGCGCTATGGCGGGAGCGGCCTCAAGATCACCGGGCGGGACGACGGGCAGGCGTCCGTCCCGCTCGATGATGTCGTATTCGATCACGTCGCGTTCACCGACCTGGACCCGCAGGGGATCACCAAGGGCGACGGGCGCGGCATCTGCTTCGTCGCCGCCCCGGACGGCGTGACCATTCACAACGTGACGCTCGCCGGTCAGCACATGGGAGCCTCGCTCTACATGGACCAGCCCTACTCCCGTGTGCTTACGCTGCAGAATATTAAGCTCTGCCCGAGCGAGTATGGGATGAAGCTCGATGGCGGGGGCATGGGCGTCGCGGCATGGCAAGCGGCGATGCCGGAGGCCGTGATCAACGACGTGTCAGAAACAGCGGCTGGCGCGGGCACATGACCCTCGCCGCGAGCGTGCTCGTGCTGCTGCTGGTCCCGGCGTCGTGCGCGACGCGCGCGGTGCGGCGCGTCAAATGTGCGGACGGGTTGCCGGTGCGGCTGCTGCTTGACGAGGCGTGTCCCCCGGATGGGGTCTGCGGCTATACGTGCGCGCCGGGCCGATGGCGGCCTGCAGCGCGAGATGATCATGACACGATTCGCGTGGGCGGCCTGCCGCCTGCGATGAGGGGCCTATGCTGACCGTAACGCTGATTCTGGCCGTGCTCGCGTTGCTGCTCGCTATCGCTTCGGCCGTGAACCGCGCGCCGCTCTGGGTCGCGGTGACTTTGCTCGCGATTGTCGAGTTGCTGCACGTGTTGCCGCGCTGACATCTGGCGGCGGATAGGTGACGTGCGTGCGCGGGTCGGTCCACGGCATCCCGAACTGGTGGCAGGTCTGCTTGGCAACCTCGTAGAGCGCGGCGTGAAATTCGTTCAGCCCAGGGCTGACGTGTCGCAGGGCGGTGATGGTCTCGCGCTGGCGGGCCACGACGTCGCGGAGTCCCCTCAGTTCAGTCTGGAGTGGGTGCATCTCTCGCCCGAGCACTTCACGCTCCAGCCATTCCGCGACGAGCTTCACATCATCCTCGTAGTGAGGCGTCGGCTGGTCGCCGCTCTGGTCCGGTTGGATGTAATAGTGCAGGCGTTTCAGCAGCGCGCGGGCGACAAGGTCGTGGCTCATGGACGCGGCAGCTGCTGACCAATCGCCTCGATCACCTCGCGGCGCTGTTCCACGGCGGCTTGCAACGCCTCGATCTCCTTTCGTTGTGCGATCAGTTCTTCGCCCAAGCGGATGACCCGCTCGCGCAGCTGGCGGTAGGCGTCGTCGCGTTCGGCGTCGGTCATGATCCGTTCTGCCTGCGAAGGAGATCCTCCACCAGCGCCTCCAGCCGGTGGATCGTCTCGCGGAGATCTTCGTGCTCGCCCATGGCGTGGAGTGCGGCTTCGGTGACCTTCACGACCGACTGCCCGGCGGCGTGGACTTCCGTGCTCGCCTGCATCAGGTGTTGCGCGGCCTTTTTCAGCTCTTCAAACTGCGTGCGAAAGTAATCGTCCAAGGGGTGGCTCCTCAGCTCTAGTATGGCGGATCATTGGACCCTCTTCGCGATCAGCCGCAGAAGCTTCGGCCGGAACGGCTCCGGCACGTGGACGAGGTCGGCCGGGAGTGCCAGCTCCAGCCCAGCGGGCGCAAACACGCAGACGGTCTCGCAGTAGGCACACACCGTGATGTCGCCAGGGACGGGCGCAGAGACCTCCTGCGGGGCCTCCTGCGCAAGGACGCACGCGTCGAGCAGCTTGCGGCAGGTCGGGCAGTGCAGGTCCATCGGCCATGATTCTAAACGCGAAAGGTGCCCCCCGATGGTGCCCCCCGATGATTTAGAGATGCTCGGATTCATTAGGAAAATCTCGTAGCCGGTCGGACTGATGCGGGGGGCACCCTTTCATCCAACATGGCTGTTTTGGCCGATTTTCCTAAGGAAAACGCGGAAAGTGCGGGAGCCTGCGGATTTTAGTACTGGATTCTACAGGTGACGATAACGGCTGGTGGGTCAAGTAGTTGCGGCGGGTGCCCCCCGAAGGTGCCCCCGCCGCCTCTGGGGAGGCTGTTAGGCAGCGCTGCGGCGTCGCCGCTCGGGCTTGGTCGGGGACACCAGCGTCAGCTTCGGCCGCGCGCGGAAGCCCGCGCGCAGCACCCCGCCAGCAGCTTCCAGCTGGTCGCTGATCACGCCCTGCACGTAGCGCCCGATCTGCCGGGTGCTGGCGTGCCCCAGATACTGGCTCGCCACCCGGTCGGAGCGGGTCTGCCGCAGCACCTCGCAGCCGAAGCTGTGCCGCAGCCAGTAGTAGGTCATCTTGGACGCCCGTTTGAAATCGATCCGCACGTCAGCGGGAATGACCTCCGGGTGGGCCTGCAGATACGCTAGGGCACGGTCGCGGGCTCCGGGGAAGGTTTCGTCCAGCCGGGGCTGCGTCGTGCCCCACTGCGCGTGCCGGTCGAAATCCAGAAACGCCTCGACGCCTTCGTCAATTAACTCCCGCCGGTTGGTGACCGCTCCCGCGCCCTTCTCACGCCGCGCCGGGATGATCTCGCGCGAGCGCGGAAAGAAGTCGTCAGGGGCCATTTTCTCCAACTGCGCGAACGTGACGCCCCCATAGGCGGCACACCGCAGCCAGAGCTTGGACCGGCTCACCTTTCCCTTCCAGGTGTCATGCAGCTGCGCCAGGATGCAGTCGATCAGGAAGTAGGGCACATCCTTGCGCGGGAGCTTGCGCGGGTCCGTCTCCGCGAACACGCCGATTTTTTTGCCGGGGTTGGGCGCGTCCTCGCCATGCATCACCGTGTAGACGTTGGACAGCGCGGCGACAAAATGGTCTTTGTAGGCCAGGGCAATTGGTTTGCCGTCAGGCTTGCGGACGATGGTGGCGAGCGCGGCCTTCAGGTCCGCGACGTGGGTGACGAGCCACTCGGGTGTCTTCGTCCCGAAGTGCTCCACCCAGAACGGCAGGAGTCGCTCGACCTGCTCCTTGCGCGCTGGCGACAGCGTCTGCCGTTTCCAATACTCTGCGACCAGCCCGCTGAACGTGCCCTTCTCGGCGGCCCCGCCGCCAGTCACGACAAGCTTCTGCAGCTGCGCCAGCAGCGCAAACTTCTGTTCCCGCACGCGCGCGAGCGGCGTGTCCCGGTGGAACGTGGTCTGCCCGGTCGGGTAGACGCGCTTGCCCTGGATGACAACGCTGACTTTGATGCGATACCGCCCGGTGCTCACGCTGCGGTAGATACCTTCTTCGACCAGAATCTCTTTGCCTCGCGCCATTAGCTCTTCTCCTTTTTCCTGAGCCGGGCGACGGCATCGAGCGCCGTCTGTTGTTCGGAGGTGATCACGTGGCCCTGGTCGGCGATGTTGCGGAGGTGGTAGCGCTGCAGGGCGGTGGTGCCTTTCGGATACGTGCGGGGTGCGCCACCGAGCGCCCCGTTCACGCGCACGGCCGCCGCCTTCTTCTGACTCTTCACGCGCCCGCCGAGACGGCCGAGCGCGACGGCGTGCGGGTTTTTCTTCTCGGGGTTTTTGATCATGGCTCCAGCCTCTGGCGCAGCTGGCGAATCTCGCCGCTCTGGGTGAGGACCAACGTCTCCAGCCGCGCGACGGTGTCCTGCAGTTCACGCATTCGCTCGTCCAGCGAGCCCCGCTCGACGGTGATCGTCTTCAGCGCCTCGAAGGCCTCGATGAACGCCTCGTCGGCGGCCTCAAACGCGACGTGAGCCTGACGCAGGCTGTGCCCCATCCGCCCGAGCGCGTGGTCAAAATCCGTCATCGGACCATCTCCATAAATTCGCAGGCGGTGCAGGCCACAACTGGGCGCGGCTGCAGTTGAGTGTAGGTGCTGCTCTTGCCGAGGATGAACACGGCAGGCAGCATCAGGATGCCCACGAGGGCGTCTGGAATCGTCTCCAGCACGCCCCCGCAGACCGGGCATGGGGTCACTTCGCCACCTTCAGCTTCTGTGGCATGTCGGCAGGCCCGCCGGGCACCGCGTTGAAGTCGGCGGGAAATTTCGGCAGCTCGGGGTGGAGCACGCCGACAGCGGTCACACCCGCGTGCAGGCGGCTGGGGGCGGCGTCGGCGCGTCGGCCTTCGCTCGCCTGCTTGATGGCGTTCAGGTGCTTCCGCGCGGTCTTGGTCTCCGCGTCGGTCTGTTTCAGCTGGCGCTTGAGTTTGCGGCGACGCGTCGCGAGGCGCTGTAGCTCGCGAGCCCGTTTGATCAGGTCGTCTTCGTATGAGGGCATGTCTCTCTAACTCCTTCACACGAGGATACATCATACGGTTAGGTTATGTCAACCTTGGGGTCTCGGGGCACAAGCGTAGCGCTGACCCGGCGGCACATCTCCTGGTGGCCCCTGAACGCGTCGTCGCGCGTGGTGTAGCGTTCTTGTTCGCCGTCGAGCACGCCGCCAAAGACCATCGTCTCAAAGAGCACCGGCGCGCCCGTCTCGCCCCAATTGTGGTCGAGGCCGAGAAAGACGGTAGACACCCAAATCTCCAGACCGTCGGGGCCTTCATCTTTGTCCTGCGCGATGCGGCGGCGCGAGCGGTCCTCCATCCATCGTGCCCACGTCAGTAAATCCTCACAGACTTCCGGCTCGCCCTTGTCGTTGAGGATGAAGTGCTCGGGTCGCACGCGTCAGCTTTCGTCGTCAGATCGGGTCGCGAGAATTTCCAGCACCGTCGTCGGCGTCACCAGCTCGACGTCGTCAGGCTTTCGCGCAGCCACGTAACAGTCCACGCAGATGCACTGCGCGCTGGGCGGGACGTGCGGCCGGTGCTGCACTTCTCGCGCGCACTTGTAGCAGCGCCCGCGCACGTTGTCGGTAAATATCGGGGCCATGGTCGCGAGCGCACACACGAGCACGATGGGCTCACCGTCCTTGATGTCTCTAACTTGCAGCCTCACTTTTTCTCCACGTCTGCCGGGTGGGGGCGTGCCGCCTCAACGACTGAATAACCGTTCGTTCTGAGCAATTCTGCCGCATTGCGGAGGTCGGCCCTGAGCGCGATTGCGCGCATACCGGCCAATTGCTCATCGGTCCACGGCACACCGCCGACAGTGATGTCAACATCATCCACGTCTGGGGGGCGTGCCGCCAGCGCGGCCACCACGGCGTCTGATCGCAACGCATTTAGAACAGCTTTTCGCTTAGCGATTCGCGTTCCCATCGGCCAGTTAGATGCATGAACGATGTAGTCCTCAGCGAGCCGACACGCATCTTGCAGGGCTCGCAGGGGGGCCAGCGCCGTCTCGTCAATCGGCATCGACGTCACTCGGGTCAATCAGCGGGACGTGGTCACACACGCCGTCTTCTTCTTTCGCCGCACACTCGGCGCAGACAAACGCGCCGCACTCACATAGCGCGGCGATTCGCAGCGGCACGTCGCGGTAACACACGGCACACACCGCGCGAATCTGGTCGGGTGTCGTCGCGGCAATTTCTGCGACCCTCGTCCCCTCCGCTGCGCGCTCCTGGTCGGTCGCGCCGCCGCCCACGCGATCAGGCAAGCGCTCGCTGCGCGCCAATATTTTGAGAATCTCCACAGCGGCTGGGTGGTCCGGGTTGCGGATCAATTCAGCACCTCGTCGTCGTTGTCGTCGTCCTCGCCCCACACCCGCCTGCGCAGCCGCTGCGTGTTGTGCTCCGCGTCCGTCAGTGCCGCCTCGGCCCGGCGTATCACCTCGCGCGCCTCGCGGTGCAGCCGGAACCCGCGCCGCGCCCAATACACGTTGTAGCAGGCGCACGTCAGGTTGATCGCAATAGCAACCCAGCTCCAGTGCTCAGGGGTCATCAGCCATCCACGTGAAAGTCTTTGCCCCGCACGTAGCCCTCGCCCTTCACCTTCAGATAGCCCCGACGCACGTAGCTCCCCAGGCTTTTGGAAGGAATGTGGCGCGGCTCGGTCAGATCGTATTGGGCGAGATAGTCGGCGCTGCGCTGCCGCTGGGCGTGTTTCGCAGCGCTCCCAAACACCGGCGTCTTCTCTTTCAGTGGCGTCTTCTCTTTCAGTCGGCCCGTGCCTCGGGTGAGCCACTTCCGCACCTCGAAGGGTTTCTTCGTGCGCACGTAACGCTCGCCGCGTCGCACCAGATACCCGTTCATCATCAACTGCACGACGCCGCGCATGTCGTATTCGGATCGAATCTCCTCGCGGGTCCGAGGCTTCTTCGCGATGAAGGCGAGCAATGCCGCGCTCTTCTCGCGCTGCGCGATCACGCTGACACTGTAGCCACCTTGGTGCCCGTCGCCCTTCGTCTTCTCACGCACGCCACCCAATGCGTGGCCGTTGCGCAGCTCGGGTCGCAGCAATTGCGGCGCGGTCTCGCTGAGAAAAATTTCCGGGACGTCGCGGTGATACTCGGCTAATTCTTCTTCAATCTGTTTCACGCGTGTGGGCAGCCCGAGACGGTAGACGGCGTCGCGGTAGTCGGACTTCTTCATGGAGTGGCTCCGGCAGCCTCAGAAGGTGGACCCGCCTGACGCGGCCGCTTCGCCGGGCGCTTGCGCGCGGCCTTGGTGGCGCGCGTCTTCAAGGTCGAAAAGGTGACGGGCTCGCCGTGTGCGGCTTCGGCGTCGATGCCGTGCTCGCGCAAAATTGCCAGCACCGTATAGTAGACGGTCGTGCCGCAGCCCTTGAAATTGCCGACCTCGTGAATCGCCCGCGCGAGCCCAGGGATCGTGCGAATGCCTAACTCTTGCACGACACGATTGAGCCGCAGCGCCGCGACCGGATGCGGACAGCCGAGACGGCCAAGCGCCCACCGGTCCCAGGTGAGCGCGCCGATTTTCAAGAGGGGCGTATGCTCGCGCTTCACAAACGTCTGCCCGAGAATGGACACGAAGTCAGCCGGGTCAGTCAGGTCGGAACGGGCCATCGTTACTCCTTTGTGATACGCCCAGCCGCAGCGGGCAGTGTCCGACGGCGCGGCGTGGGCGGTTTATCGCCGTTTCGCGCGCGGCCGAGAATGGTGAGCAGGTTGGCGCGGATGGTGGCCGCCCAGTGAGCGTTGATGTCGAGAATGCGATGCAGGAGCGTCAAGTGGGAACGTTCCAATGAGCTGAGCGACGTGCGCGAGTTTGGCGCACGCCGAGGCGACCGCGCGGAGGTCGCGCGCGAATTGGCCGCCGCTGACCGAGGTCGGGGCATGAACCTCCTTCGCCGAATCGGATGGATTCGAGTCGGCTCGAATAGCCGAGTCTGGCCGTGCGCGTTCGCGCGCTCGGCCGCTTATACCACCGTTTGTATCGCTTGGATTATCTTTTTCGCCTCTCGGAGCGTTTTGTGTGAAGGCGGTGGCTAACAAGTTGGCCGCATACCCGCGATACGGTAGCGCTTCGCCGGTCGAGACCCATTCCCAGTCGCTATAAAACTGTGTCAGAGACGTATACCCGAGCCCGGTCGCGAGCAGCTGCAACATCTCCGCGCTGACTTTCGGCACGCGGCCGTTGATGATCCGGCTGAAATAATTGGCGAGCGATTTGACTTGCTTCGGCGACGCGGCCACACCGAGGGCCCGCCGCGCGAGCTGCCCGTTTTCCTCTGCGCCGCGCAGTTGCACGAGGCCGTGATAATCCAGGTCCTGCATCGCGCGGAGTCTACTAAATTCTCTTGATTTATCCTAACCGTCTACTAGCCCATCCAACTTACCCGGCTATGAGAACTGCTGACTTGCGCAGCGCTACGCGATTCGGCTATCGTCCGTCCCTCGCTGCTTCCCTGGAGGCCGATGCGCAATATGACAAAGCCCAGGAACATGGCGCTCAAGGTGGCGATTCTAGCGACCGGGCGCACCCAACAGGACGTCGCGCGCGAGGCGCTCATCCGACCCCAAGCCCTCTCGCACGTGATCTATGGTCGCCGCGCGGCCTTCGCGGACGAGCAGCGACGGCTGGCCCACGTCTTACGCCGCACCGTCGCCGAACTGTTTCCCATCGAAGCCGACCCCGTCGTCCCGCTGAACGCGGACATGTGGCGATGAGGGCCCACGAGCTGAGCCCCGAGGGTGCGGTGGACCCGTTGCCGCCGGACGTGACCTCTCTGCCTGCGCGCGAAGCGGCGATTGCACTCGCGCGCAGTGGAGCCCCGCTCAACAGCCAGGAGCTACGCGCGATTCTGCAGATCGCCCCGTCCACGTTTTACTACCACGCGGCGCGTGGCCGTTACGACACGTTCAAAGTGAAAGTCGCCGTCGGCGGGGCCCGCATCTATTCCGGCACGCTCGTCGCGCGGTGGCTCGACGGCGACGCCGTCTACACCCCGACGTTCGGCCGACGACGCGAACGCAGTTAACCGCAGCACACCCGTAGGTCTGTCATGAGCCGACGCGAACGTCTGCAGCGACAAGCCCAGATGGAAGCCGACTGGCAGGAGCAACAGCGCGAACGCCCAGGGGAACCCGCGCGCGGCGTGCCGCTCGCCGAGCAATGTCCCGCGCGCTTCGGCGGGCCCCACGACTACTCGATGAAGGGGAACGACGGGAACACACGCTGCTGGTATTGCGCGAAACGGCGGGAGGCCTGATGGCGGATCTGCTCGACACCACGAACCCGCCCGTGCTCGTGCCCACCTCGCCGCCTGCGGTGACGATGTTCGAGCGGCTCGCCGCTGACCCGAACGTGCCGGTGGACAAACTCGAAAAACTCATCGCGCTACAGGAGCGCATCGCGGCGCACGATGCCGAAGCGAGTTTCAACGGCGCATTCGCGCAGATGCAAGCCGCGCTGCCGACGGTGACCGAACGCGGGCGCAGCGTCACGGGGCCCTACGCGACGCTCGAAGACATCATCGAGGCCGTGCGACCGGTGCTGCACCGCTTCGGGTTCGCGCTCTCGCATCGATCAGAATTTCCCGACTCGGGACGCGTGAAGGTCACCGCGCTGCTGACGCACCGCGACGGGCACGCCATCACCAGTGAATTTATCGCGAACGCGGACACAAGCGGCAGTAAGAACGCTATCCAGGCGCTCGGATCAGCGGTGAGCTATGGCCGCCGCTACACGACGAAGGATCTGCTGAACATCGCCACGCGCGGCGAAGACGACAACGGCCGCCACACCGGCGCGCCCGTCGAGGACGTGCCCGCGCCAGCGGGCTTCGAGGACTGGCTGACGGACCTGGGCGCGTCGGCGGATCTGGGCCGACCCGCGCTCGACAAGGTGTGGAACGAGAGCAAGGGAGCCTACAAGACGCACCTCGTGAAGACCAACCGCAAGGCGTGGGAAGCGATGAAAACGCGCGCCGCCCAGGTGGCCCGGTGATCATTCACGACGTCCCGCAGCGCAGCGACGAGTGGGCGCGTCTGCGGCTCGGGAAGCTCACCGCCTCGCGCGCCGCTGACATGATGGCGCTGCTCAAGAGCAAAGGCGAACCGGCCCGTCGCCGCGACCTCCGCGTGCAGCTCGCGGTCGAGCAGCTGACGCACCAGAGCGCCGAGCGGGTCTACAGCAACGACGACATGCAGCGCGGCATCGACAAAGAACCCGAAGCGCTCGCCGCTGCCGAACTGGTGCTCGGGCGCGCCATCCATGCCGTCGGGTTTGTCGAGCACGACGACCTCCGCGCGGGGTGTTCGCCGGACGGGATCATCGGCGACTTCGAGGGGCTCATCGAGATCAAGTGTCCGAAGAGTGCCACGCACTTCAGTTACTGGCGGGCCCGCACCAGCGAGCCGGAATGGACGCTGCCGTCCGAGTATCTCTACCAAGTCGTGCATCAGCTCTGGATCACCGGCGCGCAGTGGGTCGAGTTTGTCAGCTTCGATGACCGCTTCCCGCCACACCTGCAGTTGTTCCACGTGCGGCATACCCGTGACCAAGCCGAGATCGACAGCTACGAATTGCTCGCGCGGCAATTTCTGCGCGAGGTCGAGGCCGACGTCGAAGCGATGGAAGGGCTGGTGCCCGCCGCATGATCCAGGAGCTGTTCGAGTGCGGCGGCCTGATCACGAGCGGCAGATTGCGGCTCGAAGGGCGCGTCGTGTTCGAGCAGGCGATTCGGCGCTTCGCGGATGGACCCGTGACGGTGCGTGTCAGCGCTGGGCCGCGCCCACGCACCAGCGCGCAGAATCGTCTATACCACGGCGTCATCATTCCGCTGTTCGCCGAACACTGCGGTCATACGCGCGACGAAATGAAGGACGTGTTGGGGCTGGCGCTGATCCCGCGTGAGATCACGGATCTCAAAACCGGCGAAGTCTACAAAGTGCCGGGGCACACCTCGAAGCTCACGGTCGCCGAGTTTGGCGAACTGATCGAAGCGGCGCAACGGCTCGGCGCAGAACTAGGCCTCTACATACCTGATGCTAGAGAAGGTTGTTGAATGCCTGTCGGTGTTTATCCACGCACTGAGGCGCACCGGGCCATCAATCGAACACATGGCGCATGTGGAAGTAGAAAAAGGACGGCTGAATATCGCGCGTGGCGACACATGAACATTCGCTGCTACAACCGCAACAGTCCAGACTATCCGCTCTACGGTGGGCGAGGGGTCACGGTGTGCGCCGAATGGCGCGAGAGTTTCCCGCAGTTCTTGCTCGACATGGGAACGCGCCCATCTCAAACACATTCTCTCGACAGAATCGACAGTAACGGCAACTACGAACCGGGCAATTGCCGATGGGCCACTCCAACAGAACAGGTGCGCGGACGGCGCAAAGCACTGCACGCCACCATCAAGGGCGAGCGGTTGCCGCTGATCGTCTGGGCACAATTAACTGGAACGCCATATCCCACGCTCGTTGCCAGAATGACGCGCATGACCGCAGAGGAAGCGGTGCTGATGGGCCCGCCAAAGAAAAAGCGCGAGGTCACCGTATGACCGAGCCCGAGGCGCGCGAGCATTGCCGGGTGCGTGACCGTGGACGCTGCCGCGTGCCGGGCTGCGCGGCCGTCTCGCGCGACCTCCACCACCTCGTCTATCGCTCGCACTCGGTCGCGCTGCAGTGGGACCCCGCGAACCTCATCTCGCTCTGCGCCGCGCATCACGCGCTGGTGCACGCCGGGGATCTGGAAATTGCCGGGAACGCGGACCACGTGATCGAAGTGACCGGGAACGATTTTGATTTTGTCGCGCTCGCGTGTCACGAGACCGGACGATGACCGACAGCCAATACTGCGGGTGCGGGGCCCAGTGGCACGGTGACGAGCAGCTACTGCGGGCCGCCGCGATCATCGCGGCGCATCGCGCGCGCGCGCGTGACGCGCGCGACCCGACCGGCTGTCACGTGCTCAGCCATCACGACTACGCGCGACTGTTCCGCTGCCTCTGCGCCGTCTGTCAGACCGAGCGGCTGGTGCGGCGGCGACTGACGCGAGGCGCGCGATGATCTGCCGTTTCTGCGGTCACGAGATTGACGAACCGGAGCTGCTGCATCTGGTGCACTGCGACGGCCGCCAGGGCCGCGTCGAAGACGCACATTACCCCGACACGCCGGGCTACCAGGACACCGACACGAGCTATGACGCCGCGCAGGCGATGCACGCGAAGGCCGCCTCGATGCGCGCGTTGATTTATGTCCAGCTCGGGGACGCCCCGCTGACGGCCGATGAAACCGCGCAGCGCTTGCAGCGGAATAAATACACCATCCGCGCACGCTTCGCGGAGCTGCACACGAAAGGGCTGATCGCGGATACGGGCGAGCGACGGGAAAACGTCAGCGGGCACAAGGCGATTGTGTGGAGTCGCGCGTCGTGACGTGGCCGGAGCTAGTCGGCATCGAGCTGGCGAAGCGCGACCGGTCGCCGCTCACGGTGCGCCCCGACCATCCGGTCGCCTGTCAATCGTGCGGCCAGTGGGCATGTGTGGTCGTCGGCTCGCGCGGCGTGCCGACGTGGTGTTTGGCGTGTTGGTATCACGACGACGACGAACGACGACGACGGATCACGACGAACGGTGGGGCAGTTTTCCCTCGCACCATCCTCACAGATCCGTCCTGTGCTTCGGAACGACGAACGACGACGACGAGGTAAGACGGCCTGACATCGCTGAGCCGGTCGTAATCAGCGTGTGGGTTTCTCGTTCGTGCCAAAAACGAGTCCGGGCTTGACCCGAAAACGCACGGGGAAGCGCGCTGTCGGGACATCTTCGCGCCCCGTCCTTTCATCGTCGTGTAGATGATCGCCAATGTTTTTCTTTCAGTTCATCAAGAGCAGATGAAAGAAAAAAGATGTCCCGGCGGCCGCGAAGATTAGAGCAGACCAGAGTGGGTTGGAGGGAATGGTGAGACTCTGCGCGTTCATCGACCGTCGGATTCCCTGCGTGTGCTACGCGACGTCGGGCTCAGACTTTTGCACCGCGCATCGGGACGAGGGGGTGCTGTATCGCGCCGCCAAACCGCGCGGCGTGAAACAGACGGTCAAGGTGTGCTTCCACTGTCGGCAACCGATTAACCCCGGCCAGATCGCGCGCATCACGCCAGAGGGCGTGGTCCACGCAGAAGGGTGTGAGCCCCATGCTGCTGACGAGTGACACCCGCGACGTGGTGCAGCGCTATGAGCAGGAAGCGCACAAATTGCTCGACGTGTTTCTCACGACCAATGCCCATCGCGCGGACGTGGAACGCGTCATTACGGCGGCGCTGGTTGAAGCGTTCAGCGCTGGAATGGCGGCGGTGATGGACCACGTGGAGGCGGTGTATGCCCCGCGACACTGATCGCTCATGATCGTGCTCGTGTCCGGTGCCACGACGACGATGGCACAACTTGCCGACCCACGGTTTGGGGTGCTGGTGGTGCCCGAGGCTCGCAATCGGCCGACGTCGTTGAGGCTGACGCCGGGCACGTGGGCGATGGACAACGGCGCATATCACGGCTTCAAGCCCGCGCCGTTTGTGCGGATGCTGGAAGTGTTCTACCCGTGGCGGGCGGGCTGTCGCTTCGTGGCTGCGCCGGACGTCGTCGGCGACGCGGCGACGACGCTGCAGCAGTGGCCGTTCTGGAGTGGCCTCATTCGCGGCTGCGGGTATCCGCCCGCGCTCGTGGCTCAGGACGGGCTCACGGTTCAGCAGGTGCTGTGGGATGAGATGACGACGCTGTTTATTGGCGGCACCACCACGTGGAAGGAAAGCGCGGACGCGGCGACGCTCGCGGCTTACGCGCACGCGCGCGGCATCCAGGTGCATTGGGGACGCGTGAGCACGCTGCGCCGACTGAAACATGTGCGGCGCGTCGGCGCGGACAGCCTGGACACAAGCGGTCTGTCGCGGTGGCCGGATGAAATGGTGCGGCGCTTTTCGGGGTGGCTGACGCGGCTGGAGCAGCAACCAGAACTGGCGTTATGAAATGCCCGCACTGCGGCCATCTCGTGCAACACGCGCTCGAACGCTGGCGCGACCGGCGCATCATCGCCGGTGTCTGTCTGGACTGCGGCAAGCCCTGCTCAACCTTTCAACGCTGTGCTGTGTGTCGAGCACGGAAAAACACGCGCCGGAGACGACGCCATGACGCGGCGTGAACCAGACCGGGTGCAGGCGGCGCACTACCAGTGTGAGTGCGGCGCGTCGCCGCCGGTCACACAGCTCGACCCTTACACGTTTGCGGTCAGCTGCCCGTGCGGCCGGGAACTGCAGCTGTCCTGGCGCAGCGATGGGCCGCCGCCGGTGTTCCAAGCCCACCGCAGGGGAGAGGCTCATGGATGAGGCGGTCGTGCGTTACGTGCTCAACCGGCTCCACGCCGAACCGCTGCCGGATGAGACAGCGGTCCAGCTCGCCTTCCAGCTGGGCTGGCTGGAGGCGCTCCAGGCGGTCGAAGAAGCGCTCGACCTGCGAGCCGTCCCGGCGGACGCACGTCGTCCTGGGGCCATCCAGGAGCCGCCAGGGCCCAAATAAACGACAGGCCCGGCATCGGCCGGGCCTGGAGGGCTTGAAGGGAACGGGTGGGGTTAGGACGGATACCAGCGGCAGACGGAGAGGACATCGCTGCGGTGCCGCGCCATCTCGGCGGCCGCCTCGTTGCACTCGCCCACAAACTGAAACGGCCCGGTGAGCCGCTGGCCCGAATAATTCACCACGAACCACGCGAACGTCAGACCGACGAGAAACTTTTTCATTGCGACACACTCCACAGGCGAACTGGCCTCATCAGCGCACGCGTCACGTGCGGACCCCTCGCGGGGTTTCGGCCTACAGGCGGTCGTGGGCCGCTTCCTGGTTGAGACAGTCGTGGCACGCGGCCGCCTCGTCCAGCGCCCACGCGACGAAGTCGTCGTAGGTTTCGTCGTCGTAGCTGTCTGGCTGAAAGGTGAAGCGTTCCTGGTGGCCGCAGTCGGTGCAGGCGACCACCGTGTCGAGCGTGCCGTCGTCGCGCAGTTGAAACATGGCGAACCTCTCAGTCCTCGTGACGGTTGTTGAAGCCCTTCTGCCAGTCGGAGGGACGGCAGCGGGTGGTCAGCTCGTCGTTGCGCGCGAGCAGCGCCGCTCTGGTCTGTGCAGCGACAGCGGCCTTCACGGTGGCGCGCTTGTCGTCCATCCAGCTGCGCGTGAAGCCCCAGGGCGCGTCGTGCACGTTGATCAGCTGGCGGCAGGCCTCAGCCTCAATCGCGTCGAGCAGCTGCGCCGCAGGCGACGTCGGATACGCCTCGGTCTCGCAGGACTGATACCGCAGGCAGCGCACCGAGCCGAGCACGAGCACGGGGATCGGCAGTCCGGCGGCGGCGCGGTCCAGGTCGAGAAACGTGTAGGTGTAGCGCTCGACCGGGTCGGTCGTGTTGTAGCGCGCCGACACGCTGCGCGCGTTTTCGTCGGTGAGCAGCTGGCCCGCTTCGGTGCGGTGGCTGCAGACGTGGAGGCGCTGGCCGTCCTCGGTGATGAACTGGAGACGCCACCGGTCGGCGGCGGCGACCAGCAGGTCGATGGTGTCGGAATGCACTTGGTAAGCAGACATGGGTGGCTCCTAGCGGGCGGTGCGTCGGATGACGACGGGCCCAGATTTGGTGAACACGACGAAGGTGTCGGCGTCGATGCGGGTGACGTTCGGGGTGTTCATTGCCCCTCGATAATGGAAACGGTGACCGACGTGCGCGACGTAGCGTTCGGCCAGCCATCGACCGGCTGCACGTCGGCCGTAAAACTGCGTTCGATGCGTCGGCCATCTTCCAGGGGCCAGTTCCCAGACGTCGCCTGCGAGCGGCAGTCGCCAGTGAACCGCAGGTAGAACAACCGGTAGAAATATTCGGCTTCGGCAAGGGTGCCCACATTAGGCACGCGGACCAGTGTCGTGCGGCGCAGTTTGCCGGTGCTGTCCCAACCGTCGCCGCGTTCCATCGTGACTTCGTATCTCATGTGCTGACTCCCTTAAACCGTGTTACCGCCGACCGAGAGTCAATAATACCTAACCACTTAGGTACTGTCAACTATAGGGTCCCAACCCCTCTCACCTCCTTCAGGGTTCTGCGGTGGTGTCAAGACAAATCGTTCGGCACCATTGACGGGCCCATGCTGCGCTGTGCCGAGCCGTCTCGCCGGGCCTACACCCTCGGGTGTCGCTGCCAGGGGTGTCGCGCGGCCGAAGCCGCCGCCAAAGCCGCGTATCGCCGACGGGTCGCCGCAGGCCGTCCGCGTTGGGGCCAACACGTCGCCGTCGGGGAAACGTCGCGGCGCTTGCTCGCGCTCATCGCGGAATACGGCACCGCGACCGCTGTCGCCCACGCGCTGCGGCTCCGCAACGGCCACCTGCATTTTCGCAAACGCCCAACGATCACGCTCCGCACTTACGCCCGCGTCGCGAGCTTGTTTCGATCTGTGCACGAGCCGTGACGCTCGATCCGTTTCTGTTGTTGCTGCGGGCGCACGGCTTGCCGCTGCCGGAGACCGAAGTGCGATTCGCGCCGCCGCGTCTGTGGCGGGCTGACTACTGCTGGCGCGATCAGCGTGTCATTGTCGAGCGGGAAGGTGGACTCTTTTCGCGCGACGTCAACGCCCGAAAAGCGCACGCCGCACCCGTGCACATCTTGCGCGACATGGAAAAAAGCAACGCCGCGCAGCTCCTGGGCTATCGCTACTTGCGCTACACCCCGCAGCAGCTCGATAGTGGCGACGCGCTCGACGATCTCCGCGCGCTACTTCGCTGACGTGAACAGCACCTCGATCTGCGCGCCCATCGCGATGGCCGCGTGGCGATTCAGGCGGCGCGCGTTCGAGTTGGGCACGCGCGGCGAAAAGAATCGGTCCTGCGCGTCCCACACAATCCAGATGGCCGTGACGTGCGGCGGCGTCGCGTAGTTCACGACGATGTAGTGTTCGCCGTTCACGACCTTGGACTGATTAATCGTCAACCCGGAGCCCTTGCAGATTTTCACTTCCCAGTCCTGGTCGAAGCGCGAGAGGTCGCAGTGCCCGACCCCTTTCTCAAACGACTCGCAGTGCTGGATGATCGCGTCTTCGATTTTCTCGGAGAGGTCGCGCGCGGCGACGCCTGCCGACGGCGGCGTGAAGCCAAATTTCACATACACCGGCGCGATGGTCTTATAAAGCTTGCGGACTTTTTTGAACACCGACTGAATCCCGACCGCGATATCGGCGGGCTCGTCCTCCGCGAGCGGCATGGGGCGCGGGCGTTTCATGACGAAGACTCTCGGCCGGACCGCGCGCCAGGATTAGGCCGTCGGCTCGGGCGTCGGCGGCACCCACGTCGGCGCGAGCGTGATCACGCACCCGACACACAGCACCCGCACCGCCAAGGTCGCCACCCGCAGCGCCGCCTGACGCGGCCCAATCCACACCACGCCCCGACAGCGACTACACGTCGCCAGGACCAAACTCTCCAGCTCAATCGGCGGCTCCAGCGCCTGCAAGACCTCGCGCACCGCCGCCGTCGCAGGCCACCCGAGAATTAGCTCATCCATCAGCCCGCTCCACCCAGGTCCACTAGCGCAGGTCTACCGCAGACTCTTCGCCTTCGGCATCGGATGAAACGCCCGGCCCGATGGACGCGGCTCAGCGTGGACCCGCGCCGACTCAGCCGTCGCCGCCCCAGCCTCCACCCCCAGCCCGGCCATTACCGCCCGCTCCACCACCGCCTGGACCGTCCGCTGTTCCGCTGCCGCTCGCGCCTTCACGACCGTATACAGCTCAGCCGTCAGCCGCACCATCGCCATGCCGCCCATTGTCGCCATCTGTCGCGCGTTGTCAACACTCGTCTACACCTGCCGCAGACCACAGACCTAAACAGTCGAGACACCGGACGGTCGGCGCTGGTGCGCCGTGTTGATGAGCCAGACTCCCAAACCGTCCCACTCCGTCCAGTTGACAGAACACGGGGACAGGCTTGGCAACAGGGATGGCCCGGCCGCGCGACTTGACCGCAAGTCCTTCAGTCGGCGGCACTTGCACGGTGGCCCCGGCAGGGGTTGGCACGATACCGCTCGGGTTACCATAATCACCATTATCAGACACAAAGATACAGCGAACCCACCGAATCCTTAGCAATTCACCGACCTTTCGCCCTCGCACTTGCATCACTTACAGCCATCGGTCGGACGCTAAGTCATTCCTAGTGCAGGCGAAAGGCCCCCGGTTGACCCCGGCCAGGGGCCTCCCCGAGATCCATTTGCCACGCCGAAGGGCCCCCCCGTCGCGGGGCCCCATCCTCTGCGCGTGGCCGAACGCCCTAAGAACCGTTTTGAGTAGAGGTTGCGGGAATTTTGGGCAGATTTTTCCAACCGGGTGGCCGGTCGAGGTGGGCCTGCGTTTTGATTCTTTTTGATTAGTGGACAAATTCAACTAGTTAATCAATGTCTGGTGAAATGGCTGAGGTTCGGGAGAAGGCGCATCCGAAGGGCGGGAAGCGCGAGGGGGCGGGGCGGCCGCGAGGGTTTGCGCGGCTCGCGCGGCAGCTGATCAATGGGCAGGCCCACGGGCTGACGAAGGACGCGGCCCGTGAGTTTACGCGCCAGACGATCATTGCCGGGCTTGCGCCGATGCTGCGGGCTCAGCTGGCCCATGCCACCGGGATCGGGCACTGCTACACGCGGGACAAGCACGGGAAGTTCACGCGGGTGGAGAGCCTGGACGAGATTGACCGGCTGCTCACCACGGGGACGGAAGGCGAGCACTTTTTTATCTTCGCCAAAGACCCGTCGGCGGTGGCGTTCAAAGAGCTGTTGGACCGGGCGCTGGACAAGCCGAAGGAGCAGGCCCAGGAGATACACGTGAGCGGCGAGATCGAATTATCGGCGAGGCTGACGGCGGCCCGCAACCGCATTCTCGACATTCCGCTGGACCGCATCAAACCGCAGATCGCAGACGGCGGGAGCGGGGAGGGGTCGTGATGGGCTCACGTGGGACAAAATTTTCAGTGGCGCGGGTCCGGGGCCAGACGACACGGGTGGTGGTCACGCCCAACTTCTTTGATGACGGACCCGAGACGGCCTTTTTGTTTCCCGCGCTCGACGACGAACCGCAACGCCTGATCGTGAAACGCCCCCAGGACATCGACGCGATTATCCGGGTGCTTAACGGCTGGAAGCCGTCGTAGATGCCGCCGGTTCCCAGCAAGCTGAGCAAGGCGGACCTGGAGCTGGCCGACCTCGTCGCGAGCTGTTACCACGACCCGCTGCGGTTCGTCTTGTTGTGCTACCCGTGGGGCGAGCCAGGGCCGCTCAAGGACCATCCGGGGCCGGACGTGTGGCAGCGGGAGTTACTGCAGAGCATTGGCGAGGCGGTGCGGGCCAACCTCTTCAATGGGCACGATGCGGTGCGGCCGGTGCGGTGTGCGGTGTCGTCGGGCCACGGGATTGGCAAGAGCACGCTCCAGGCGTGGCTGGTCAATTGGATCATGTCCACCCGGCCGCATGCGCAGGGGACGATCACCGCCAACACCTCGACGCAGCTGCAGACCAAAACCTGGGCGAGCTTGCAGGTGTGGACCAAGCGGTGTCTGACCGGCCACTGGTTCGTGATCAATTCGGAGCGGCTCTATCACCCGAGCTTCAAAGAGTCGTGGTTTGTGACGGCCCAGACGTGCAAGGAAGAAAACTCCGAGGCGTTCGCCGGGCAGCACGCGGCCAGTAGCTCCAGCTTCTACATTAATGATGAAGACAGCGCGGTGCCGGATGTCATCCACGAGGTGGAGGAAGGCGGACTGACCGACGGTGAGCCGTTCCAGTTTTTGTTTGGGAACCCGACACGCAACACCGGGAGTTTTTACGAGGCGTGCTTCGGCCGGGCGCGCGACAAATATCTCGTGCGGATCGTGGACGCCCGCGATGTGCGCTTCACGAACAAACAGCTCATCGAGGAATGGATCCAGGAATACGGCGCGGACAGCGACTTCGTGCGCGTGCGCGTGCGCGGGTTGCCGCCCAGTGCGAGCGACGCGCAGTTCATCGATGCGACGCGCGTGTATGCGGCGCAGAAGCGTCACGTCGATCCGTTGCCCGATGAGCCGCTGATTGCGGGCGTCGATGTGAGTGGCGGCGGCGCGGCGTGGACGGTGTGTTGGTTTCGGCGCGGGCAGGACGGGCGCAGCCGCGTGCCGCTGCGGATGAGCGGGCAAGAAACGCGCGACCGGAGCAAGCTGATCACGCTGCTGGCCGAAGTGCTGCGGGACGAAGAGCCGAGCCGGAAAGTCACGGCGATGTTTGTCGATTCGGCGTTTGGCTCGCCGGTGGTCGAGCGGCTACATAACCTCGGGTATCGCAACGTGCACGAGATCAACTTTGGCGGCCCGAGTGCGGACAGCCACCAGGGGAACCAGCGGGCGTATCAGTGGGCGCGGATGAAGGACTGGTTGCTGCGCGGGGCGATTCCGAAAGACGCGCGGCTCGAAGCGGATCTCACCGGGCCCGGCTTTCATTTGAACACCAAGGATCAGCTGGTGATCGAGAGCAAGGATTCGATTCAGAAGCGCGGGCTCGCCTCACCCGATGATGCCGACGCGTTGTCGTTGACGTTCGCGCAGCCCGTGGGCGTGTTTCACAAGAAGCGCGCGCCGCAGTTTGCGGTGACGCAGACGTGGGCGGGCGTGTGAGGTTGAGCCGCACGTCCCTCGGCGCGCAGACTGCGAGCACTCGTGGCTGATTACGGCACATCGGGCACCGGCAAACAGACCGACGTGCACGCGCAGGCCCTCGCGCGGTTTCAGCTGTGTGCCGACGCGTTCAAAGCGCAGAACGACCGGGAGCGCGAGGACCTCGCGTTTCAGATCCCGGAAAATCACTGGCCGCAGGACTGGCAGGACGCGCGCAAGGGCCAAATCATCAACAACGTCCCGGTCCCGCCGCGTCCGATGCTCAGCATCCCGAAACTCGACCAGACGTTTCAGATGCTCGACAACCAGATGCGCAGCGCCTCGCTCGGGATCCAGATTCACGCCGAGACCGACGATGCGGATGAAGCGACCGCGCGCGTGATTCAGGATTTATATCGGCACATCGAAACGTCCTCCCGCGCGAATCTCGCCCGCAACTGGGCGTATCAGCGGGCCTACAAGTGCGGACGCGGGGCCTACAAGGTCGATAAGGTCTACGACCTCGATTCGCCCGAGCCGAGTGATCAGAAGATTGTGATCCGGCGGTTGCTCGACCAGAGCTGCGCGTATTTTGATCCGTTCGCGACCGAGCCGGATTTTTCCGACATGCGCTTCGCGTTCGAGAGTGCGTGGCTCCCGAAAACCCTCTACGACGACAAATATCCCGACAGTCGGCTCTCGGCGATGAGCGGTGGCGAACTGGAAAGCCTCGCGCATCAACGGCCCGATTGGATCAGCGGCGCGGACCCCGAGAGTAGCGCGTATCTGGTGTGCGGCTACTGGTGCGTGCATCTCGACAAAACCGAGAGCGGCCAGATCCGCCGCGTGACTTACACCGTCATCAACGCGATTGAGACGCTCGAAGAAGAAACCGAGTGGGACGGCAAATATATTCCGCTCATCCCGGTGATTGGCCGTGAGCTGATTCCGTATGACGGGTCGCGCCGCTGGACGGGCGTGATTGGCCCGGCGAAAGACGGGCAGCGGTTGTTCGATGTCGCGGCGAGCAACGTGGTCGAAAAAGTCGGGCTCGACACGAAAGCGCCGTGGATTGCGGCCGAGGGGCAGGACGAAGGGCACGAACTGGAATGGCAGATGTCGGCCGTGCGGAATTTTCCGATGCTGACGTATAAGCCGACGATGATCCAGGGGCAGCTGGTCCCGCCGCCGCAGAAAAACACGAGTGGGGTGAACATCAGCGGCGACCTGCAGCTGCTGCAGCTGGCCGGAGGCTTCATTCAGGACGCCACGACGACGGTGGACCAGTCGCGCATCGAGCAGCTGGCGAAGCAACGCGTCGCGCATCAGACCATCGGCAGCATCGCCTCAGCTGGCGAAGCGGGCCGATCCGATTTTCTCTACAACTTCGTGGACGTGTCGCTGCCCTATGAAGCGCTCGTGGTGCTGGATCTCATCCCGAAAGTCTACGACCGGCCAGGGCGGGTGATTCGGGTGCGGAGCGCCGACAGCAACACGCGGCCCGTGATGATCAATCACCCGTATGTGCCGCACCCGGTGACGGGACGGCCGCAGCCGGTGCCCGATGGCACGCCGGTTCCGCCGCACGCGCTCTATCACGATCTGTCACGCGGTGTGTATGGCGTGGTCGCGACGGTCGGGCAGGGGTTCGACACGGCGAACGAGGCGCAGAGCGCGCAGTATACGCAGCTGTTCCAGGCCGACCCGTCGGTGATGCCTGCGTTCCTGCCGTTCTTCCTGCGCGCAAATAATTTTCCACCCGAGGCGATTGAACGCGCCGAAAAGATGGTCCCGCCGCAGCTGCAGGATCAGCCGCAGCAATCGCCGCAGCAGGTCCAGGCGCAGCTCGGGCAGATGAAGCAGACGATTCAGCAGCTGCAGCAGCAGCTCCAGCAAGCGACCCAGGCGATCCAGACGGATCAGGTCAAGGTGCAGGGCGACATCCAGAAGGCGCAGATCCAGAAGGACAAGGACCTGCAGCTGCAAATGATGAAGGACGCGACGCAGATTGCCGTCGCGAAAATTCAGGCGACCGCGCGCGGCGCGATTGTGCAACTGGAAGCGCAGAACGAAGCGCTCGCGCTCGGGCAGCAGCAAGAGTTTGACGCGCAGCAGGCCGGGCTCGACCGGGCGCACGAAGCGGGGCTCGCGACCGCCGATCTGGCCGGTGACCAGATGACGCAGGCCGCCGACCGGGCGCACGAGGTCGGCATGGCGGGCGCAGACGCGGCCCAGACGCAGCAAGAGGGGATGGTCGGCCGGGCGCACGAGTTTGCGATGGCGCAGCAGCAGCAGGCCGCCGCCGCGCAGCAGGCGGCGCAACCGCCGCAAGCCCCGGAGCCCGGTGATGCCAGCGGGCAGTGACAACCTCGTGCGGATGGCGCAGTTTCTGCTCGGGGAACCGGGCGGCCACCCCGACCCGTTTCACCTGAACCTGCCGATGCCGGTGTCGAGCGACTACGACCCTGAGCAGCAAACGCTCGCAGAGGCGCAGCAGCAGCTCGCGCCGCCGACGGCCCCGCCCCCACCGGCGGCGGCGGATCCGATGCTCGCGCTACAGAAGGCCGCGACGATTGGGGCCTCGCGTCCGGGTGAACGGTATCTGCCGCAGACGCTCGGCGAGATTCTGTCGAGCGCGAATCCCGCGTTATCGGCGTTTCGCCGTCTCGCGGAACCGCTCGTGGGGGCGGGTCGGCCGACCTCCGTCGCGGCGGCGGATCCGACCGGCATCGAGGCATGGCAGGCCGGGGGACCGCCGCCGGGGCTGATGATGGGCAGCGTGGAGCCGGTGCCGTTTGCCGCGCCGCGCCTGGGTGACCTGCTCAAGCAGGTCGGCGGGAAAGAGGCGCTGAAGCTCGGCGCAGCGGTGAGCGAGAACCCGTCCCTGCGCACGGCGCTGACGTATCTCACACCCGCAGAGGCGAAGATCGTCGCCAACTTCGACCCGGCGCAGCTGGGCCACTTTGCACGCGTCTCGGATTGGTTGCCCCCCGCGTCTTACTTCGGCGCGCTCGCGCGCGGCGGGTCAGGAAAAATCGGCTGGTATCAGTTCAGCCGCGACGCGCTCGAACACGTCTATGGCGAGGATGCGGGGCTCTTCGCGGGCCTGCTCGCGGCGACGTCGCCGCAGAATCCGGTCGAGACGAACCTGCTGAACGCGACGAAGATTTATCGCGGCTGGGTGCAAGCGGGTCGGCCGACCGACGAGCCGACGATCCTGAAAATCATGGGCGAGAACGTCCAGGGCACCAAGGGCGTCAAGAGTGTGCTCGATAGCTGGATCAATAACACCGTCGGCGTGCTCCAGGGCGGCGACACGCTGAGCGGGCCGAAGGTCGATAGTTTCTGGGCGAATCTCCGCAATCGGCCCGGCGCGACCGACCGCGTGACGCTCGACGCGTGGATGTCGCATCTGCTCGGCCTGCAGCAGACCAACTTCGCGGGGAGCGCCACGCCGCTGCAGCTGGCAGCGGGCAACCCCGGCTACTCGCCCGGCTACCTCGCGACGTCGGCCAAATTGCGACAGGCGGCGACCGGCACCAACCTCACGCCGGAGCAGATGCAAGAGTCGATGTGGTCGTGGGGCAAGGCGCTGATGGAGCAAGCGCAGAACACCGGCATGACGGCGCAGGAGATCGTGAAGCGCGGGCTCCTCGATCCGAAAGCGATTGCGGGGACGCCCGACTTCAGCACCCTGTTGCATGATCCGCAGTTCGCGGATGTCATCAGCAGCATTTCACCGGCGCACGCGAAGCGGCTGCAGACGCTCACACCGGCGAGCTTCGACAAAAGCCTTCCGGCGCAGCCCGGCGATCAGCGGTTACTCGTGGCCGCTGCGAAAAAACTCGATGAACTGCTCGCGACGCGCCGGATGGAGTCGAATCTGCGCGTCGGGACGAACCCGAGCCCCACCAGCGCCATGGTGACGGTGCCGCTCGAAGGGGTGCCCGGTAAATCCACCGGCATTGCGCCGGAGATTTTCGACCCACGGATCACGGAAGGCCAGCGGCAAAATTTCGGGTCAGCGGTGCTCGCGCCTGAGACGAACCCACGCGGCCAGGACGTGTTGCTGCGTGCGACGACCGGCGCGCCCTCGACCGAGAGCACGCGTGGCACGGGCGTGTTCACGCCTGAGGGTGGCCCCACCGAATTTAATCGACTCCTGGCCGCTGGCACGCAGGTGCCCGTGACACCCGGCGCGACCGTGGACACCGCATCCCCGAAGTGGAAAGCGGTGGAGCTGGCCGTGCGGCTCAAAGCGGCGCTCAGTGGGCAAGCCGCTGGCGCAGCGCACGGGCTGCGGTTCGGCGGCCCGGCCGAACTGAACGACGCGCTGCACGTGCTCACGCCGAATGTCGTCGGCGGCGACGCGCTCGAAGGATTGAGTCAGCTCTTTCCGCCGAGCGACTACGCCATCGTCAACCAGGGCGGCAGCACCCAAGGCAAGGCGGGTGCCACGCTCGACATTCTCCGACTTGACCAAAAGCCCATGACGGACGCGGACGCGGCGAAGGTCCGCACGTATCTGAGCGGCCAAGGCGAGAAGGTGACGCCGAAGACGATCACGTCTGCGCAGAACGTCGCCGGGTTCTATGGGGAGACGCCCGAGCGGGGCGCGGGCCGCGTCACGAAGTGGGCGTTGGAGCACTACGACGATCTGCCGACGGCGCAGAAGGGGCTCGATTCGCCGGAGGTGAAACAGCTGGCGGCTCGCAAGCTCGCGGCCTACGACGCGGCGGCGAAGCGATTGAAGCTCACGATCCCGGAAGACCATCGGCGGATGTTGCAGACGATTGCGGACGGGGGCGTCAGCGCGCTGCGGAAGCTCTACGACAGCTCGAAGGATCTCCTTCCGGCGTTGGTGCTGATGGGACTGGCGAGCGCAGCGGATTTTACCCCGCCGCGCCAGGACAAGAGTTAGAGGGAGGCGAAGCAGATCGGGCAGCGCGCGGGTTCCGGCAACGGCTCGCCGCACGACATGCGGGGCGGCTTCGTGAGCAGGGCTCGTGCTTGGTCCGGCGTCGGATCGAACGCGCGGCGCGGTGCGCCGCAGACGGTGCGGCCGTCCACGACGACGTGCAACGTGGCGTAGTCGGGCGCGACCGACCAGCCCGCGCCGATGGGCTTGGGCCAGGACGGGTCACGGCGAGTCAGAGAGCCGTAGTAGACGGGATGATCAGACATGGCGTCTATGTTACCACAACCTAACCACTAAATACTCCGAGATGGTCTTATGCCCAGCAAGTCGAAAGCCCAGCAGCGACTGTTCGGCGCGGCGGAACACGGCGCATCGTTCCCGATGGCGAAGGCCCTGCGCCAGAGTCTGACACACCAGCAGCTCCATGATTTTGCCTCCGGGTCGATGAAAGGGAAGCCCACGCACGTCGGGCACCCGCACAAAAACCTGGGGAGCTATCTGCACCCGCGCAAGGGGCGGTAGTGCGTTTGCGTTCGAGATAGGGCCGCGACGAGAGTGTAGAGCACACGGTTTGCGAACGCGCTCGGGGCGTGGGTGGCTCCCGCCCGACGAAGACCTAGCCTAGGTCGCGCGGTTCGACAAAGGCACGCAGAGAAAAGGCGCTCTGTATTTCCCCCGCTAATCAGGCCGGGGGCGATGCAGGGCGCTTTTTCTTTTGTGGGCCACGAAAAGTTATGGCTGAAACGCAGCAACCGCTGCCCGTCGATCCGCCGCTGACCCAGACGCCCAATCAACCGGGCTCGGTCACAGACACGCGCGACGGGATCACGGTCGAGAGCAACACCGGCACGGCGCAGGAGCTGAAGAGCGGGCTCGACGCGCTCGACGCGGAGATTGACAAGCAGGAGGCGGCGACTGCGCCGCCCGAGCTGCCGCGCGAAGCGACGGGCCGGTTCAAGAGTCGCCGCCACAGCGCGGTGGCGCGCATGGAAGACGCGACCGCGAAAGAGGCGGCCGCCAAACGCGAGCGCGATACGGTGCAGGCCGAGAACGCGAAGCTCAAGGCCGACCTCGCCGCCGCGACGCGCCCACCGGTGCCCGCCGCCGCCGCCCCGCCGCCGCCGCGTCCCCAAGCCCAAGCCCCGCCAGCCGACCCGGAACCGGATCCGCACGACCTCGCGAAGTATCCCGCTGGGGAATACGACGCGCGCTACTTGCGGGACGTCGGGCGCTACGAAGCGCGCCAGGAATTTCAGAAGCTGCGGGCCGCCGAGCAGCAGGCCCAGGCGGGCGAGCAGCATCTGCGCACGGTCGAGAGCGGGCTGCAGACCTACGCGCAGAAAATGCAGGCCGCGTTCCCGGCCGAGGGCGGCCTGCAGGCGTTCCTGGAAGAGCTGCCGCCCGCGCTCGTCAATCTGCGGCCCTCGGCGGTGCAAGCGATGCTGGTCGCACGCGGCGCGATGCCGCCGACGCCGCTCAGCGCCGCGAATGTCATCGCCGATTGCATCAGCGACGCCGACGAGCCGGTGCCGTTGATGCGGCATCTGAAAGATCACCCGCAAGAATTTCAGCGCCTGCTCTCGCTGCACCCGATTGCGGTGTTTCGGGCCATGGGCAGACTCGAAGCGTCACTGGCAGCGGCCTCACCCCCGGCCCGCCCCGCGCCACGTGAAACCTCTCGCGCACGACCTCCAGTCCAGCGGGTGGAGAGCGTGCCCCAAATGAGCGATGCGCCGCCCGGTGATGACGCGAGCGATGAAGAACACGCCGCGTATTACAACCGGAAAGATGTGGCGCGTCGCTTCGGTCGAGGGTAACCGATGGCGAACAGCATCATCACGCCGACGTGGAACGCGCGCGAAGTGGCACGCGTCGCGGTCAACGCGACCAAGTTTGTCGGCGCAATCACCCGCAAATTGTCGGACGACTTTATGGTCTCCGGCACCAAGGTCGGCGCGTCCGTCGGCCTCCGGCTGCCGCAGCGCTTTATCACCACGAAGGGTCAAGCGCTCCAGCCCCAAGCGATCACCGACGTCGTCGTGCCGGTGACGATCACCGACCAAGCGAACATCGGCTACGGCTGGTCGAGCTTCTCCGAGACGCTCGAACTGCAGGACATGTATGACCGCTACGTGAACCCGGCGGGCTATCAGCTCGCGAACACGATGGACAAGGACGGACTGGCGCGCGTCTACCAGGACGTCAACAACATCGAGGGGACTCCTGGCGTCGTCCCGGCGACCAACCTCACGTATCTGATGGCGGCGGCGCGCTTGACGAACTTCGCCGTGCCGGATCGGCCGCGCCGCGCGTTCATCAATTCGATCATGCGCGCGACCATCGTCAACGCGAACCTCAATCTCTTCAACCCCGCCAAGGACATCAGCGAACTGTGGAAAGACGCGATGTTCGCGGGCACGGCCCTCTCGTGGGACGAGTGGTATGAGGACGTCAACATCTTCCCGCACACGGTTGGGCCGCTCGGGGGCGTGCCGCTCACCTTCGGCGCGGGCCAGACCGGCAATCAGCTCGTGACCAACGGCTGGACGGCCGTCGCGGCCTCGCGTCTCAACAAGGGCGACGTGTTCACCATCGCGGGCGTCAACGCGCTGAACCCCCAGAGCTATCAGAGCACGACGCAGTTGATGCAGTTTGTCGTCACCGCGCCGGTCAGCTCGGATGGCGCGGGCAACGCGACCATCAGCATCTATCCGCCGATTATTCCGGCGGCGACCGGCAGCGCGTATGCGACGGTGGATGTCGCCCCGGCGTCGGGCGCAGCACTCACCGTGGTGGGTCCGGCGAACACCGTCACGCCGCAGGGGCTCGGGTTCCATCCAGACGCGTTCGTCTGTGCGTCGGCGGATCTGGTGCTGCCACGTGTCGGCGAAGCTAAGCGCGTGCGACTTCCGTCGATGGGCCTCTCGATGCGCTACTGGCAGGCGTCCGACATCATGTCGGATCAGCACCCGTCGCGGCTCGACGTCATCTACGGCTTCAAAACTTTCCGCCCCGAGTTTGCGGTGCGGTTCGCGAGCTAAGGAGACGAGATGGCATTCACCACTCCCACACTCACGGGCGCGGTCGGCGTCAACGACCAGTCCATTTATCTCTCGGCCCTCACCAACGTGGCCGTCGGCAATCTGATCGGCATCGACAAGGAGATCGTGAAGGTCCTGGCGGTGCCAGCCCTCGCGACGGCTCCCGTGCCGGTGCTGCGCGGGGTCGAAGGCACGTATAACGCGCCGCACGCGAGCGGCGCGCAGGCCAAGGTCGGCGCGACGCCGACCAATCTGACGCAGGGCGACTGGACGCAGGCCGCACCGGGCGCGCCCAGCCTCTCCCCGATGCCTGGGGCGTTCTCGCGCGAAATCGCGAGCTATAGCGCGAACGGCGCGATCACGCTGCCGCGCATCGGCGGCGATATGGTCGCGATGCTGAACGGGGTCGTCGCGCTGGCGATGACCCTCGCGAATCCGTCGTCCGGGCAGGACGGGTCGCGGCTCACCATCCTCAGCAACGGCAAGGCCGCGCACACCGTGACCTACGCCGCCGGGTTCGGCGGTAACGGCGCGGGCGGGACGGTGCTCACGCTGCGGGCCACGCAGGCGCAAGCCGTCGAACTGATCGCGTGCGGGGGCTTCTGGGTGCTCGAAGGCGTCGTCGCAGGGGCGGCGACGGTCGCGGGTGCGGGTCTCGCGTAATCCACACGGGCGCGTCGCACAGCGGCGCGTCCGTCTTCTGAGGGTCCCATGGACGATCTGATCAAACAGCTGACGCCGCAGCAGCTCGCGCGGCTCATTCAATACGCCGAGGGTGGCGGCGAGACCACGCCCGATGGCGCAACGCTGCACGCGGAAAAAAACGCGCCGTGGGTCAACGGCATGTATACGTCGCAGCGGTTTCCCGCGTATGTGTTCCAGCCCTATCCGAAGTGGCTCTACACGGCCGGGTGGATCCGGGCCGACGAGCAGTATCGCAACGCGCTGCGGCTGCGCGTGCGACGCGGCATGGACCCGGATCAGGTTGAGCAGATCGTGCAGGACGCGGCGCTCGCGCGCGAGGCCTGCATGAAGCTCGTGCAGGGCGCGGAAGAAGAGCGGCTGCTCGGGTCGCTCTGGTGTGACTCGCCGACGCTGGCGATTGAAGCGCAAGAGCAACACGACCGGGCGATTGCGGAAGCCGCAGCGGTCAGTGCCTACGATGACCGGCTGATGAGCCCCGCCGCGACCGCCGAGCGGGAGGCGGCCGACGCCGCGAGCGACGGGCATCTGGTGGAGGTGGCGCGCACGCCGGTGAAACGCGACCCGCGCTCACATCGCAAGCCCACGCCGCCGAAGAGCCACCACCGCAAGACCGTCACCGACGTGATTGACGCAGCGGCCGAGACGGTGCCGTAGGGATGGCCGACCGTCATCCGCCCACGAAGAAAAAGACGACGTCGCATCCGCCGCCGCGCCACGTGCGGCACGAGGCGCACGATGAGCGCCATGAGCATTCGCCGAAGGAGCCTCCCATGAACGACGACCAGCCCGAACAACAGCATCCCGACTACATCCCGCCGACCGTGCAGCGCCCGAGTGAGTCGGCGCTGCCGCCCGGCTACCGCCCGCAGGAATACCCGAAGATGAAATACCACGAGGACGGGCGGACCAAAACCGTCGAGAACGAACTAGACGAGGACACGGCAGAAGGCGACGGGTTCACGCTCGATGGACCGCCCACGCCCAAAGTGGAGCCCGTCAGCCCCGAGAAGTAAATGACGGTCAACGATCTGATCGTCGCCGCGCTGCGACGGTTGCGCGTGATCTCCGGCGCGGACCCGCCGAGCGGCGACGATCTGCAAGACGCCCTGCTGCGGTTTCAGGACTGGTTGGACGACCTCCGCAACCAGGATTTTCTGGACCTCTGGGAGACAAACACGACGTGGCCGCTCGTGCCGGGCAAGGCGCGCTATGAGTTTCCAGGCGAGATGACGGTGCCTCTCAACGAAGGCCCGTTGCAGGCGTTCGTCAACGCGACAGACATCCACAACATCGGTTACATCGACGCGACCGGCAATCAGGTGCTGCTGGGGCCGCCCCTGACGGATGACGCGTGGGCGATCATTCCGAACAAGACGCAGGCGGCGCGTCAGCCCAGCTACTTCTACATGCGCGGCGGGCCGGGCGTGGTGAAGGCAGGCTACACCGCCTTCCTCTATCCCTGGCCCATTCCGAACGTCGCGGGCCTGAGCGGCATCGTTTACTACGCGCAGCCGGTCAGCAGCATGACGCTCGCGACGACACTGGAGACGGCGGCGAATCTGCCGCCCAGCTGGCGGCGGTTTCTGCGCGACGGGCTCGCGCTGGAGCTGGCCCCGGAATTTCACGTGACTGATCCGGCGGTGCTCGGGCCGCTGCAGAAAAGCTCCGACGAGTCGAAAGCCAACATCAAGCGCAAGCAGCGCCGCCTGTATGACCTCGCGACGCCTGAGCATTTTGGGTTCGCAGGCGGCGGGAACATCTACACGGGGTCGTGACCGATGCGCTACCCCGGCTTTATTGGCGGCACGGGCGCGACGCGCAGCCCGCTGGCGAACAACGAGCGGACGATCAACTGGTATCCCGAGAACGCGGGGGACCGGCTGGTGCTCTATCCCACGCCGGGCTTTTCGCCGTATCTCGCCACCGGCACGCCGAATTGCCGCGCGCTCTTCTCGGAGAACAACCAGACGTTTACGGTGATGGGCCAGTCGTTCCTGGAGCTGGTCGGCACGGCCACCACGATCTTTCGCGGGACGCTCGCGTCGGGGGATCTGACCCAGCCCGCGCAAATCGTCAGCAATGGCGCGGTCGGCGGGCAGCTGCTGGTCGCGAGTGGCGGCGATGCCTATTGCTACACGCTCAGCACCAACGCGTTTACGCGCGTGCTCTCGGGCGAGGCGCACATGGTCGCGATGCTCGACGGGTATTTTCTCGCCTTCAATCGCACCAACGGGCACGTGCGATTTTCCTCGCTGAACAATGGCACCACCTGGAACACGCTCGACTATTTCCAGCGCGGCGTCGCGGCTGACAACTGGCAGGCGATGTGTGTGAACCAGGGCCGCATCTGGCTGATCGGCGAACACACGGGCGAGGTGTGGTGGGACGAGGGCGGTAGCAGCGTGTTCGCGCCGATTCAAAGCTCGGTCTTTTCATTTGGCATCGCCGCGCCCTGGTCGCTCGTCGCGGTCGGCGACACCGTGCGCTGGTTGAGTCAATCGCGCGACGGGGACGGCATTGTGGTCAGCGCACGCGGGTATCGGCCCGAGCGCATCAGCGACCACGCGACCGAATACGCCATCGCGCAAATCAAAGGCAGCACGCGGATTGACGACTGCGAAACGCTGACCTACCAAGACGCAGGGCACACCTACACCGTGTTGCGCTTTCCCACCGGCCAGCAGACGCGCGTCTATGACGACATCACGCAGCTGTGGCACGAGCGGGCGTATTGGGATCCCGTCACGCGCGTGTATTCGGCGTGGCGACCCCGGATGCACGTCCAGTCGTTCGGCAAGCATCTGGTCGGCGAGACGGGGAGCGATGTGATCTCGTGGATGGATCAGCGCTTCTTCACCGAGCGCGACGGGCACGTGATCCAGCGGCAGCGTTACGCGCCGGTGCTGCATGGGGAAGGCGAGCGGGTGTTCGTGGATCGGCTGGAGCTGTATCTCGAACCGGGGCTGGGACCGCAGCCCGGCGTCTACGACGAAGACCCGCAGGTCTCACTCGCGATCAGCTACAACGCGGGCAAGACCTGGAGCAACGAGCGGTTCGTCGGCGCAGGACGCGTCGGGCAATACGGGCGGCGGCTCGTCTGGACGCGCAACGGATCGGGCACGAGCGTGCAGGCGCGTATCACCTGCACCGACCCGGTGACCTGGAACGTGATCGACTGTTTTGTTGACGGCTCCGGCTGGACCGATCTGAGCCAGACCCAGCGCGGCGGCGGACAGGCGGCGGCATGAGATGGCGCTTCTGCAGCGCACGCCCGCGCCGCTCTCGACGCCGATCAGCGAGGTCGATAAAAACAACCGGTTCACGGGCTACATCCCCACGCCGTGGTCGGATTACTTCAACGGGCTCGACGCGCAGCTGTCGCAGTCGTTCGCGGTCCTGCAAACCGTCCACATCGAGAGCGGCAGCGCGGCGATTGGCGTTACGCCGATCTCGAATCAGATTCTCGGCGCGGGGCTCTATCGCGTCTCCGTCTACCTCGTGGAGCTGCAGCCCGACAACGTCGGCAGCAGCGTCCAGGTCTCGATTAACTGGACGGATCGCAGCACCTCACGCACGTTGGCAGGCGCGGCCGTGACGGCCAACAGCATCAACGCGGCGCAGAGCAGCACGTATGTGCTGCGCATCGACCGCGCGACGCCGATCACCTATGCCGTGGCGTATAGCAGCACCGGGGCCGCGCCCAAACTGATCTACAGCCTCGACGTCACGCTCGAACAAGTGCTGGCGCTGCCATGAGGACCTGCGATGCCCGGTGATCCGAACGCCACCCTGCCCGCTGGAATCGGTGATCGCGTCACCGCGCAGCAAGCCACATGGTTCATCCGGAACCAGCCGTGGTATCAGCACTGGCTCGCGCAAAATCAGCTCGCGCCGCGCGGGGACGCTTACGGCGACGTCACGCTGACCGGCGCGCAGCAGCAGGAACTGCGGGATCTCGCCCGACAGCATGGCATTGGCATCTCTGACCGCTTCGAGGTCAATCCGAACGGACAAGTCGCCGAACAAGGTGGGCACCTCGCGCGCAACATCCTAATCGGGGCGGGCATTGGCGCGCTCGCGCTGACCGGTTTCGGCGCGGCGGGCATCGGGCCGCTGGCGGGCGCGTTCGGTGCAGGCAGTGGCGCGGCCGCTGGTGGCGCAGCGGCGACTGAAGGCGGCCTGCTCGCGTCCACACCTATCGGCGCGGGGTTTATTGGACCCATCGCGGGCGGGGTGGGCGCAGACATCAGCGGCACCGCTGCTGCCCTCGGTGCTGCTGGGGCGGCCGGTGGCGCGGCGGCTGGCGGGGCGGCGGCGGCACCCGACCTTGGCGGGATGGTCGCGGGCAATGTCGTCAACGGCATCGATACGGGCACTGGCGCGATCATCGGCGGCGGGTCAGGAGGCACAAGCCTCGCGACCACACTCCTGGGCGGGGGCGGTGGCACGGGCCTCGTCGGCCTCGGCACGAATCTGTTTGGCAACTTGCTCAGCACCAAGCTGCAGACCGATGCATCCACAAGCAACCAAGCGTCCATCGCGGCCGCCGCGAAGTATGCCGCCGACCTGCAGGACGCGGCGAACAAGCGCGCGGAAGAATATGCGCGGCAGCAGGCCGAAAACACCTTTCAAAATTCCGAGGTGACGCGGCGCGCGAACTACGACCAGTGGGCCGCGCGCGAAGGGCGGGTGAGCAGCCTCGGGCAAGCGCTCGGGCTCTCGGCGCGCGACATCCCGAGCTACGCGCCCGGCGTCGATCCGCGCTACACCGATTACAACCCGACGACGAACACGACGACGCCGCCGCCCACGAGCACGCCGACAGGCACCCCCAGCGCCGCGTGGGATCCCTCGGTGTTTGGCACCATCGTCGGCCGCGCGCCGACGGCGGCAGAAGCCGCGTTCTATAGCGCGCAAGCCTCCGCAGGCAACGACTGGATCACCAACGTCCAGCACGCCACCCCCGGCGGCGGGAACCCGTATACGCCGAACGCCTCGGCGGCGGTCGATCCGCAATACGCCAGTGACCCGGTGCTCAGTGCGCTCGCGAAAAACTACGCGGCGCTCGGGCACACGCCATCAGGTCCTGGCAGCGGGCCGACGGATATTCAGTATTTTGCGCAGCGCATCAATCAAACCGGCGGCCTGACGCCCGACAACACCGCGTATTGGTTCGGCCCGAACGGCCGCATCGCGAAGGAGTTGGCGGGCGGGGTGCCGCCGGAGCCCGTCGCGAACGTGCAGACGCCGCAGGCCGCCGCGCCGCCGCCGGGCTCGCTCGGGAGCCTCTCGAACCTGACCAATCAATTTTGGTGGAGCTGAGGTAATGAACCCAAACGCCGTCATCCTACCCGGTAGCGACGTCAGCCCCAACGATCCGGGGCCGCAGATCCAAGACCCCGCGACGGGACAGTGGTTGCCGTATCCCGCCAACGACAACGGGACCGGCAACATCATGATCAACGGCGTGGTCTATGGGCACGACGACGGCGCGCTGGCGTTTCAGCAGCAACAAGGCACGTCCACCAACGACAAGATCGGCGGGCCGGTCGTGGAACCCCCGCCCAACACGAATACTTACCCAGAGGCGAGTGGCCCCGGCGTCAATCCGGTCACGCCACCGCCGACTCCGCCGCCGACTCCCCCGCCAACTGGTGGCGGGGGCGGGGGCGGGCTCATCGCGGCGTATCCGGGGGGGCCGTTCGTGCCGCCGGGCTTTACGCCGCCGCCCGCGTTTGCGGCCCCGTCTTTTGACGAGGCGGCCAACGATCCGGGCTTCCAGTTTGCGCAGGCCGAAGGACAACAAGGGCTGGAGCGCAGCGCGGCCGCGCGTGGCGTGCTCAACACGGGTGGGACGCTCAAGGACATTGCGAAGTGGAACCAAGCGCTCGCGACGACCCAATACGGGAACGTCTACGACCGCGCCCTGAGTAACTACAACACGAACTACACGACGCAGTATCTCGATCCCTACAAAAACGCGTATCAGAGCGGGCTGCAAGCCTACCAGACGAACTACCAAGCGTGGCTGGATCGGATCAACGAGAGCAAGAGCATCACGACGCTGTAGCCCATGGCCCCGTTTCAATACGACACCCCGTCGCCCTCGCCGCTCGCGGGCAGCATCGCCGACATCATCCTGCGCGGCGGGGATATTCGGGCGCGTGAGGCGATGACGGTTGCCGATGCCAACGCGCAGAGCGCGGCCCAGCGTGCCGCGCTCTGGGGTCGGACGATTCAGACCCTGGGTGCGATGCCCACGCAGATGATGGAGCAGACCCGGCAGAACCAGCTGGCCCAGAGTGAAATCGCGCTGCGGAACACGCAGATCCAGGGCGCGCAGCAGCAGCTCGCCGCGCAGCAGGCGCAGCAACAGGGCGAGCGGTATCTCGCGTCCACGATCCAGCAGAACACGAACCCCGACACGGGCGAGATTGACGCGCCGAAAGTCGCGAGCCTCGTCAGCGCGCAGTATCCCGGCGTCGGGGAGAAGTGGCTCGCGCTGCACGCCGACGGGCAGGCCGACCTGGAGAAGCTGGCGACGACGAAGCGCGCCCACGACAACGCGCAGACGATTGCCATTGCCAACGCGGCGAACAAGGCGACGGACCTTCCGGATTTTGTCGCGCGGATCGGCACCGCGCGCGTCACGCAGGGGCTGACGCCGCAGCGTATCGCCCAACTGCAGCGCGACCTCGGGGACGGGAGTGACTGGGACACCGCTCGTCAACGCCTCATCGACGCGGGCGACGAGGTCGCGCCGCCGCTCATCACGAAAGAAGGCGAGACGATCAAGCGGGGCATCAGCGGCACGGTGCTCAGCGCGCAGCCGAAGCAGACGGTCGTGCCTGCGGGCTCGACAGTGCTGCAGGACGGGAAGGTGACGTTCACCGCGCCGGAGAAACCACTTGCGGATCCTGAGCTGGACGCGCTCGCGAAGTCGCTCTACGGCGACAAGGCCGACCGGTCGTCGCTGACGTATGGCGACATTCAGACGGCGCGCAACGCGAAGCAGGTCGCTGACGACGCACGCAAGCTGCAGCTCTCGAAGGCCGAAACGGCGGCGAGAGTGGATTACGAAAACACACATCCCAAACCCCCGCCGCCACCGGTCGTGCTGAACGCGCACCAGCAGGGCGTCGCCAAAGATCTGGCGACGGGCACGCTGACCTTCAGCGAATTTAACCGGCTGTTCCCCAACCGCTCGGGGGCCGGGGCAGAGGCGAAGGCGGCGATGTATGACGCCGCGCGCGAGCTGAACCCGGCGTTTTCGCCCGCGCAGTTTGAAGCGGGTTACAAGATGGCGACCAACCCACAGGTCACCAATCGGCTCGTCGCGATCAACGCGCTCATGCCCGTGGTGGACCGGATCACGACGCTCGCGGCGAGCGTGGGGAATAACGATATTCCGGCGTTTAACCGCTTGCTCCAAGAAGGGAACTTCCAAGTCGGGGGGAAACATGTCGCGAGTCTGCGCCAGCTCCAGACGTTGCTCGGGGAGGAAGTCGGCAACGCGCTCGGCGTTGGCACGGGCTCTGATCTAAAGACCAAGCTCGGACTCGACCTTGTGAATCCCACGCTCGGGCCGAAGGATTTTCTCGACACGATGCAGCAGTTGAGTGGGGTGCTCGGCGCACGCAAGCAGACGTTGTTGGGCACGATGGGGGTCTACGGGCAGGGCCCCAATGCGGTGCCCGCCGCGCAAGCCCCTGGCGGCGGCGGGATGCAAGTGGGCAAATACAACGTCACGCGGAATCCGTAAATGCCGACCTACACCGCGACCGCACCAGACGGCACCAAGCTCTCCGCGACCGGGCCCACGCCACCTTCCGAGGCGGAATGGGATCAGATTTTCGCGGCGGCCAGTGGAAAGCCGAGCGCGCCATTCGATGCCGCCGCGTCGCGCGCGCAGCTCGCGGCTGCGAATCGCGGGTATGACGCCAACGCGGCGCTGAATGCCGAGCAGAACAAATCGATGCTCGGCCACATCGCGGACCAGTTCACGCTCGGCAAGATGGCTGAGCGAGGCGTCGAGGGGGCGAAGGGCTACGGGGAAGGTGTGGTGGGTGGCGCAGCCGGGCTCGTTGCGGGCGCGGTGGCGGCTCCGCTCTACGCGGCCGGTGCGATCCTGAACCCCCGTGAAACCGTCGAGAAGGCGAAGAACGCGCTCGGGATGGGCGCGGCCCTGGCGTATGCCGCTGGGCAGGACCCCGTCGAGACGAGCAACAAGATTTGGGACACGTTCGCGCAATTCGCCAGCGACCCGCGCAACGTGGGACGGGCAGCGGGCGCGTATGTCGGCGCGGAAGGTGTGATGCGGTCACCAGTTGGACAGGCGTCGAAAGAACTGACGAAAAAGATTGCCAGTGCCGTCGTCAACAAGATCCCAGGCGTGGCCGAGTGGCGCGCGGAGCGAGCCGCCGCACAAGCGGCGCAAGCGGGTGCAGGTCCGGCAGCGGGCGCGGCACCCGCGCCACCAACGCCACCGATGACACCCGCGCCAGGGCCGACGCCCGTGGCACCACCTGCTGCGCCGCCGCCGGTCGTGACCGTGCCGCCGGTGACCGCACCCGCAGCGTCGGCGACCAACGTGGAACCGCCGCCATCGCTGCCGACGCCGCAGGCCCGTGCCGCTGTGCCCGTCATTCGCGGCATGACGACGGATCAGTTTCAAGCCGTCGCACAGTTGCCGCTTGAAGAACGGCAGCTCTACCTGCGCCTGCGACAGGTGGGCGATTCCCACGCGGAGTCGATGCGCACGCTGGACTACGCGCGCGAGTCGCAGCAGCTGCGTGCGCAAGCGCAGACGGCTCGTGCGATGGTCGGGAAAGAAAAAGCCGCCAGTGATCTGTTCGGCACGTCGTCACCCGAGGCGCAGCAGAAGCTCCTAGAACTGGCTCCGGGTCCGTCGCGACGTCCGCTCGCGGGGGAGATGGCTGGCCTTGATGCGCGCTTCAAGGCGATGCTCGCGGACCCGCGCGCGGCGTGGCTCTTGCCATTGCTCGGCGGCGGCGCGGGCCTCGGGGCGCTCGCGCAACGACGGGAGACGCAGTAATGGCGATTCTGGGTGGACTGCTCCCCTCGGGCTACGAGACGCTCGAAGACGCGAACGGCGTCACGGTTCCGGGTGGGTTGATCTGGACCTATGCAGCGGGCACGACGACGCCGCAAGCGACCTACACCGATCCGAATCTCGGCACCCCCAACACCAACCCGATCATCGCCGACGGGTCGGGGCGCTGGCTGGCCTACGCCGCCTTCGGGACCGGCTTCAAGCTCGTCTTCGAGACCCCCGCCGTGCCACCCACGCACGGTGCCACGCTGAAGACGTGCGACAACATCGTGTCGCCGCTGACCCAGCTGCCGACCGTCGATACGGGCGGCGTCACCTACATCGTTGACAGCACCGCGACGGGGGCCGTGAATGACTACGTGCTCGTCGGCCGCACCAAATCGACGGTCTGGCAGTGGGTTGGCGCGGCGGATTTAGCGTTGACGGGCATTTCAGGCGGCGCGATAGGCCATGTGCTCACCATTCGGAACGCCTCCGGGACCGCCAACCGAAAACTCACCCTGGCGCAGGCCAGCGGGTCCTCACTCCCGGTCAATCAGTTCTTTAACGCGGTGACCTCGGCTCCCACCCCGTTGGGTCCTGGCGGGTGGGCCTCGTATGCCCACAACGGATCGGGCTGGATCCTGATCAGCCATTGTCAAGGGGCCCCGCTCAGCGCGCCATTTAATGCCGCGAACTATGGGGCGGTCGGTGGTGCCACCTGGACGATTGCGGCGGGCAATGTGACGGGCGTCACCTATGAGGTGCGCGGGAGGACGCTCACCGTGATGGCCGCCATCGAGGGCTCGTCGGTCGCCGTGGCCGTCGCGACGTCGCTGCAGATTTTCGCGGGGGCCTGGGCGTTCTTCACGCCTGCCAGTCCGATGGCGGGCGGGTATACCGCGTTCATCATTCCCGGTTCCATCTGGGAGACGGGCGGCGCGTATTGCACCAGCGGGTTCGGGCTGGACCGCATCGCGCTTCAACGCTCGGGGGGCGCGTCCTGGCCGGTCGGCGGGTTCAACGTCTACGCCACCCTCCAGATTCCCATTGTCTAACTCGTTCTCTCGCACAGGAGCCACACCCATGACGAGAACACGCTATGTCGAAGCATCACCACCACGACGACGACGACGACGCACCGAAGCGCGGCGAGCCCGCGCCGATTGACTTCAACGTCACGGCCGTCGATAGCACCGGCGCGTTGATCACGAGACCGCTGGTGATCCGCATCGATGCGGGTCTAAGCGGCACCGTGCGCGCCACGAACCCGGCCAACTTTTATCACGGGCCGCCGAAGAACCCCGCGTGGATCGGCGACGTCGAGATCAGCGCCGACGGGTATGCGCCCTGGACCACCGGCGCGAATCCGCAGGTGACGTTCAGCGATCAGACGGTCAACCTCACCGCGACGTTGCTCCCGTCTTTTAAGTCGGCCCCCGACATCCCCGTGATCGTGCGGGGGCCACTCCTGCCGTTTCCCGAGCCCGTCAACTACTACACGGCGCTGCCGTGGACCCCGCCAGCGGAGGACCGCAACTTTTTGCGCGGGGATTTTTGGGGCGTCGAGATGCCGGACGCGCCGTGGGTGCCGGGCGTCGGGCAGAAGTATGACCGCATCTTCTCGTGGTTCCTCGACCGCTATCCGCTCGATTTTCAAAAGGAGTATCTGACGAAGTATGCGGGCTTCCAATACACGCATTTCCTCCTCTCGGTCGGCGACAGTCTCGGGCCGCCGGAGAACCCCGGCAAGACGCCAGGCGCGGGCCACACGCTCGACCAGTTTCTCGAAACGTGCGCGCTCGTGAAGCGCTACGTGAAGTATTGCCACGTCCGTTTGGGCTCCAAAGATTTTCAGCCGCCCAACATGACGGCGCAGCAGTGGGCCGACTACGCGGACCCGATCATGGACGCGCTCATCGCCGCCAAGGTGGTGGACGAGTTTAGTCTCGCGTGGGAAATGAATTTGTGGAACACGCCGGGGAAGCCGCTCATCGACGCCCTGCGGCACTGCGGCGGCAAGGCGCACGCGGCGGGCCTGTCGTCGTGGCAGCACTTCTCACCGCACTACACGTCGTGGTTTGCCGACGGCGACCCGCGTGGACGCTTCGGCTGGTATGACGACCTCGCAGGCGGCGGGGTGGACGGGCTGAATTATCAGACGATGGGGCCGCAGTGGTCGCCGCAGATGTTGCAGGCCCGCATGGTGGACACGCTCTGGCAGTTCGGCGAACGCGGGAACGACTTCCTCATGCGGATGGAAGAAGACCTCGCCTTCTGGATGTGGAACAGCGACACCGTCGCGTGTCAGGTGGACGATGCGGTGGACGCGAACGGCCAGCCCGTGCTGACCACCGTCAGCGTCACGCCGGAAGATGCGAACCTGCGCGGCTATGTCGGGTGCTGCAGCAAGGACGACGTGAAGCACACCGACGCGAAAATTTGGGGCTACGGCAACGGCGCACGACTGCCGGACGGATCGAGGTTGTGAGATGGATCGTGGGCGTCTGTTGCAGCGTCTGCGTGGGGTGGTGGCTGCACCGCCGCCGCCGCCGGTGTGGACTGCCGCTCTCGACCGAACGCAAGCAGATGTTGATTCGGACGGGAGATCTGTAGACGCGTCACGCCAGCACACGCTCGCCGGTGCGCCGGGCGCGTGGACCGTCGATGGCGTGCCGGTGCGTTCGGATTGCGCGCCGGTGTGGAGTGCGAGCTGGGCCCGCACCTTCTACGTGGCCTACGCGCACACGGTGTGGGAACAGCGCGTCGGCGACGAGGCGCACGCGGTGATCAACCTCACGACCCTGCAGCTGCCGGGTGAACGGGTGGTGCATGGACTGCAGGCGCGTGACGACGCCATTGTGTGTTGGTTCGACCGCTATGCCGGGTGGCTCTTTGAAGGCGAGCGGGCGTTTGCGTATCTCTGGGAGCTGGACATGACATCACTGACGCGCACCCTCTCGCCGCGCCGGAAGCCGGGCAACGCGATCACCGACAAGATCGATGAAGCGATGGTGTTGCTCGTGCAGGCGCGGCAGCTCGCGCTCGACACCGAGCCCATCCCGCCCATTCCGCCGGACGGGCCGACGATTCCCGTGAGCGCA